CCTGGGACATTGGATACAGCGACGATACCTCTATCTGGTTTTTCCAAACTGACGGAAAGAGAATTAGAGTCATTGATTTCTTCTCGGTTTCCGGGTATGAAGTCGCTGATGTCCTTGGTGTACTGCGAGGCCGTCCGTACGCTTACGGAACTGCGTATCTCCCGCATGACGCAAAGAATAAGAGCTTTCAGACAGGCAAATCCACCAGAGAATTGATGATGGCGGATGGCATGAAGACGCAGATCGTGCCAAGCCTATCTGTACAGGATGGGATACAGGCCGTTCGTAAGACTCTGCACGATGTGCAGTTCAATACTCACAACCCAGAGGTCGTTATTGGCCTCAACGCGCTGCGTATCTACCAGCGCCAGTGGGACGACAAGCGTAGGATATTCAAAGAGACCCCTATGCACGACTGGAGCTCTAACCCGGCCGACGCGTTCCGTATGATGGCTCTGGCCATGAACAAGACTGCGACCAAGCGGGCCTCTAGCCCGATAATTACGAAGGCTCCCACTGGGGGCAACGTCTACACCCTCGACAAGCTATGGGCCGAGCGCGAAGCCCGCACTAATACTAGGAGAATATAATGAGCGTTTGGGATAAGCGGATAGAAAAGGCGTGTAAGTATCTTGAGCGGTCCAGGGAACATGGTCGCAACGTCTACAATCGCTACAAGGACGATAGACAGGATGCTATCATTGGTGGACGCAGGGTCAACATATTCTACGCCAACGTCAACACCATTAAGGAGAGCCTGTTCAACTCCTTGCCCAAGCCCGACGTCAAACGGCTGCATATGGGGGACTATGAGGACGACGTTTCTAGGGTCGCCGCACTTATTCTCCAGCGTGGTTTGACGTACGAGGTGCATTGCGCTAAGTCCTTTGAAGCTTCCATCAAGTCGGCCGTTTTAGACCGCCTCGTGCCGGGTATCGGGCAAGTATGGGTACGGTTCGCCCAGCCTGAGCAGATTTTCATAGATACTCTGTACTGGGAGGACTTCATTTACTCCCCCGCCCGGTGCTGGGACCTCGTCACATGGGTCGGTCGCCGCCATGAGTATACCAAAGAAGAGTTCATAGCGGAGTACGGCGAGGAAGCGTTCACGCAAGCCAGTCAGGTAAAGAATGACAGTAATGTCACTCCCAAGGAGATATCTGACAATAAATACTGCGTCTACGAGATATGGGACAAAGCTACCAAGAAGGTCTTCCATATCGTCAAAGGTGCCGAGAAGCCTGTAAAGGAGCTCGACGACCCCTACCAGCTCCCGGACTTCTTCCCATGCCCCCGTCCGCTGATTGCCAATACCACGACGGCTGCTCTGCTGCCGGTAACTGACTACCACCTCGCCCAGGATCAGTACAACGAGCTGGATATCCTCTACGCCCGCATGTCATTGATCACGCAGGCTGTGAAGGTGGCTGGGTGCTACGATGCAGCGACCCCGGAAATTGGCCGGATGCTCCAGGGGCAGGAAAACGTGCTCATCCCGGTAGACAACTGGGCTATGTATGCTGAGAAGGGCGGGGCCAATGGGACAATAGACTGGTATCCTGTGGAGCAGGTAGTCACAGTCTATCAGGCTTTGCAAGGGCAGTATGAGTTCGTTAAGGCTACTTTGTACGAAGTCACGGGCATGTCGGATATCATGCGTGGTGCGTCCAACCAGTATGAGACGGCTGCGGCCCAAGAAATCAAGGCTCAGTTTGCCAGCGTCCGACTTGGGGGCTACCAGCGAACTGTCAGCCAGTTTGTGTCTGATATTATCAATATCATGGCACAGATGATGTGCAAGCTGTACAGCGACGAGAAGTTTATGCAGATCGTCGGCACATTTTCACCCCCAGATCAGGCAATGCTCCCGCAAGCTGGTCAGGTGCTTAGGGACGACCTGCTCCGCAAGTACAAGGTCTCTATACAGGCCGATAGTCTCACGCAGTCCGACTGGGCTCTTGAGAAGGGTCAGCGAATGGAGCTCACCGGGTATATCAGCCAGTATCTCACGGCTGCTGTCCCTGCTGTGCAGACCAACCCAGAGCTGGCTCCGCTGCTGGTCAGTATGCTGAAATTCACCGTCGCTGGGTACAAAGGCTCTGCAGAACTTGAGGGCATCCTTGACCAAACCATGGAAGCCTTGATGGCACCCAAGCCAGAGGGGGAGGAAGAGAAGCCTAGCCCTGAGGCACTGGCGCAGCAGGCTGAGCAGGCCAAGATGGAGCAAGAGGCAGCGCTGGAGCAGCAGCGGATGCAGCAAGAGATGGCTATCGCCCAGCAGCAGGCTGACAGCAAGCTCGCTATAGAGCGGGCACAGATGGAAGCCGACGCAGTTATCGCTCAGATGGAGCAGGCGCACAAAGAGCGAATCCATACCATGGAGCTGGAGATGATGCAGATGGAACTGGAATTTAAGCGCGAAGAACAGCGTATGAAGCTGGAAACCCAGGCGATTTCTGGGATCATGAAAACCAAGCAACAGGAGAACGACAATGCCCAAAGAGAAAGAAGTGAAGACGACGACTGAGGATCAACCAGTGCCTCCGCCGACAATTAAACCAGACGTGGCGTCTGGGGGGCAGTAATGCCAGTGTATGACTCCAAGTGCCGAAGCTGTGGCGGTCTCGCGCAGTACCTGAGTACTGTAGAAGATCGCTACAGCATCCCTCCATGCCCCGGCTGTGGGGGAGAGCGTAGTAAGATTATCCTGACTGCCCCCAAGGGGTTTGTCAAGGGTAACTTTACTCCGTTTAAGTCTCCTGTTGATGGTAGTCTAATCTCCACCAATAAAGACTTGGCTGAGCATAACAAAAGAAATAACGTCGTTAACACGGCAGATGGCTACAGCGACGAAGCTATACGGAAAGGAAACATAGTCCCTAAGAAGACGGGGATTGATAAAAAGGACCTAGCCAATGATGTTGGTGAGGCACTACATAAGTTGAAACAGGGATACGTCCCACCACCTAGAGAGGCCCACAATGAGTGAAGAACTGCAAGACGAAGTCCGCGCCGCGATGGAAGAAGTCACCCAAAAGGCTGACGAAGCTCCCGCCGTTGGTACAACTGAGGTAGAGGCTGCTGCGAAGTTAGAGCCTACCACTCCAGAAAAGACCCCAGAGCCTGTAAAGGCCGAGGCTCCTCCACCCGACGATCGTGTGCTCACAGAGGACAAAGCTCCGCGTGGGTGGTCTCCTGCTGCCCGAGAGAAGTGGAGCACAATTCCGGAAGACTTGAGGCAAGAAATTCTGCGCCGGGAAGATGCCTCCATACAGGGGGTGCGACAGCTTCAAGAACGCTACCAGCCCATGGAGAACTTTGTCCATGGCCTTGGCTCATTCATCCAAGAGGCCAACCAGTACGGCGTCCAGGCCGATCAGTACATTGGCTCTGTCATGAATACCGAGCGTACCCTGCGGACGGCCGACATACCGACCAAGTTCCAGGCAATTTTGGCCATAGCTGATCAGTATGGCGTCCCGCTACGGGATATCATAAATGAGTCTGTTGGGCAGAAAGTCATTCCCCCACCGCAGCCGCAGATGCAAGTTCCTCCGCAGATTATGCAGGAGCTGCAAGAGATGCGCCAGTGGCGTCAGCAGTACGAGGGACAGGCGACCAATGCTGAAATTGCTAACTTTGCCCAGAACAATGAGTTCTTTGGTGACGTCCATCTTAAGATGGCCAGCTTCATAGACTCCGGCTCTGCCAGCAATCTTGCCGAGGCCTATGACCAAGCCTGCTGGTCGACACCAGAGATCAGGGACGTCTTGATGAAGCGTGAAAAACTTCAGGGACGCCAGTCCGCCGCTGCGGGGGCATCTGCTCGACCCGGCACGACTGCCGGAGTAAGCATCCCAGGGGCCGATGATGGAGAGGATTTGGAAGACACAGTTCGCTCTGCGTTTGCTCGGGCATCTACTGGAAGATTGTAAAATAATGCTTGCAATAGGGTGTGGGGTATGTTAGGCTACATCTAACTGCTCCACAGCTTACCCTCTGGATCTAGAGCTTACCCTCAGCGCAGTAGACGGTAAATTCATTCATCTATAGAGGGTTACTCTAATGGCATTCCCAAACGTAAGCGATATCATCGCAACAACCATTGAAAAACGCAGCAAGAAGATTGCTGACAACGTCACTAAAAACAACGCCCTGCTCATGAAGATGCAGCTACGCGGACGCTCTCGTTCGTTCAGCGGCGGTCGCCTGATTTACGAAGAACTGAGCTTTTCAGAGAACGGCAACGCCGGTTTCTACTCTGGTTACGACCTGCTGCCTGTCGCAGCCCAGGACGTCATCAGCGCAGCGCAGTTTGACATCAAGCAGGCTGCTTGTCCCGTAACCATTTCTGGTCTGGAGATGCTGCA